GTCCCTTTCGGTAAAGTTTTTAGCCAAGATGCGCTCGGCTAATTCCTGCATTTCATCGTTTAGTTTTCGGTTTAGATCTTCGTATCCTGTTAGCTTTTTGGGTTGCGGCATAAATTTGTTTTTCTAAAGAGAGTTTATTATACTTTGTTAATTTACCAATTAACTTTATTATTGGCCTTCCATTTTTCGTATCTTTCGGTGATTTCTATCAATATTTTATTACGAACAATATCTGCGTCACTAAAGATATGAATTCCCATACCCCCAATGTCTTGCATCATTTCGATAAACTTAGGAAGTGCCACTTTGTCTCTTGATATGTCATATTGACTTACGTCTCCACAAATTAACACCTTTGAATTTTTTCCCATCCGGGTAATAAAAAGCATAAGTTGTCGAAAATCTGCGTTTTGGGCTTCATCAAGTACCATTAGACAGTTATCAAAAGTCGCGCCTCGCATATAGGCAAGAGGCCTAAATTCAATAAGGCCGTCACCTTCAAGTTTATTTAAATTATCCCACCCAATAATTTTTTCAAAATTGGTTCGATAACTCTCCATAAACGGATCAATCTTTTCTTTAATATCACCCGGTAAAAACCCAAGTTTTTCGCCAGACTCCTGGATTGGTTTAGATAAGATAATTTTTTGGATCTTGCCCTCTGTGTGTAGTCTCATTGAGGCATAGCAGGCAACAAAGGTTTTACTTGTCCCGGCTGGACCATAACATAAAGTTATATCATTATTAATAATCTTTTCAAAGTATTGTTTTTGAGAGGGTTTAAGCAAAACCTGCTTTAGTAGATCTTCAATAGATTGCGGGCCGTTTCCTCGTCTTTTTGTTGATTTTTGCATTAATTTAGCGGTGTTTTAATTTCTTTAATTAGTGATACACAGGTTTGACACATTTCGTAATCTTCGATTTTTTCAAAATGACTCTTTGCTTTTTCAATAGCGTCTTCCCAATCCGATCGAGTCACAAATGCATCAACTTCAGTTTCTGCAACCTTCATTCCATTGAGTTCAGCGACATCTTTATTATTAGAGATTGCGCCCTGAATTGCAGCAACCGTTCGTCTAAAAATAACGTCTCTGTCTCGACTTAAGTCAAAATTAATCATTACTTTGTATTTTTTTGGTCTCCGTAAAATCTAGCGAGCACTTGTTTGTAGGAGTCGAGATAGTTTTCATCATAAATTTGGCGTTGTCCTGGCTTTTTAATTTGAGGGGTTTCGTTTAGATAACCTACTAATTCTGAGCTAATTTTGGAAGATCCTTCGCCATGGTCCGAATTTAATATTTTTTCTCTAATTTCTTTTTTATAGTCATCTCCCGTTTGATCCCAAACCTCATTTGCTAATTCTAAAAAACTTGGTGAATCAAAGAAAGCGGCAGTATTTATGCAGGTCATGGCCAAGTCATCGTTTCCGCTTTGACTTCGATAAGTTCCGTTCAGGGATCTGCCAAAGGATCCTAATTCCATAACAGTTTTACTTTCGTTGGGCAAAATCTTATTAACATTGACATGATATTTAAATCTTTCACAAAATTTAATTTTGTTAGTGACGGTGAGCTTTAGTCCAGGTTTGAGCAGTTTGGTTGCTTCGGTGTGTTTAGAGTGGATTAACTGCCCAGGCCAGTATTGATCATTATTTTTAATTTTGTTGAGAATAAAATCTCCCTTATGGTTTAATTCAATCAACACCTTTAGGTTTTCAAAATTAAAGAGTCTATACACAAGATATTCTAATACTTCAGAATATTCATTAATTGTCTGCTTATTACTTCTCCAGGTTCCAACTTGAATAAGTGAAATGCAGTCTAATTCGTTTTTAATTAGGTTTTTAATTGGATCTAGCGTTTTAACTGGAAGAGGCGCTAATTTAAAAATATTAATTACCGAAAAGTCTTTACCCATTCCGTCTGCTGTATCTACAGAAAAAACATATTGATCTGGCGAATTCTTAAAATCTTGTTCATCCCAGTCCGTTAGGTTTGGATGAACTAAAAAATTACCCTCCATTAGTGCAAGTACTTCTGGCGCCCAGTTAATTTTTAGGGGCTCTGAGTATTTGGTGCTAATTGAAAATATCTTTTTAAGATCCTTAGATGAGAGCAAGAGTCTATCCGAAGAAAAGAATTGAAGTCCATATTCCTGATTAAAGTCCTCTTCTGATCCCATGTTTGCAATAGTTTCGGCTTTCCATTTGTCATCTCGACCTGGAACCTGCCACCAGTCAACCCGTAGCGGAGAATAAGTATTCAATCCATTAACTGCATCCATATAGATTTCATAGAAACGGTTCATGCCGTTTGGGGTTGATGTAATAATAATCTTTGATGTGATTGACGCTGAAATAGTTGGATAGATTGCTCGATAAAAGAAATCCAGATAGGCCGGTGAAATGTGCGCAAACTCATCGATATAAAGTAGGTGAATTGTAAAACCGATACCTGTATTTTTAGTGGTAGTGCGTCCAATTAATCGGCAGCCATTATCGAATTTCATCGACATTACGTTATTTGAAATACACCCGGGTTTTAGGAAAAAGGGGAGATTCTCAAAAATAGATTTAATTTTGTCTACAACCTCCTTTGTAGTCGAGGCAATGTTGGCTACAGTAAGTACGTTTTTATCTGTATGAAAAATAAGATACCAGGCAATAAACAGGCCCGACATTACGGTTTTTCCAATTTGACGGCTTGCCATCAAGATATTAAATCGATTGACACCAAATGCACGAATAATCTCCTCTTGATAATCCCGTAAAATAATCTGTTCTACTCCAACTTCTTGCAAAACCTGTGCATACGTATTTGCAAAATAGCAAACATCAGATTTACACCTTTTAATCTCTTCTAATTCTTCTGGCGTATATTCAAAAACCAGATTTTGCTTTTTCCAAGCTGGATCATTGTCCTTAAATGGTGAATTTTTAATTGTTTTAATATCAATTAAACCGTTTTCAAAATCTAACAGGAGTTTATCAACCCTTTTGGTTGTCCAAACTGCACTGTTTTCGGCGTCATCCATTTTAGAAACCTGTACGCTAGTTCTGCCACCTCTTGATAAAAAATCTTTCATAATTAAATGATTTCAAAAATAGTTGAATTTAAATCCTCATCATTTTCCTCCCTTTTAATCAAATGTTCAAGCCCCTTTTCTGTCATCAGGGTATTTTTTTCATTTGGATTGGTCAACTTGTTTTCGAAATTTTGATCAAGTTTTTCGCCCTCAATCTCTTTCATAATATTCTTGGTGCCGGCTGTAATATAGTAGTCGCCGGCTTGGATTGAGTTAACCGAAGATGCTGGGAGTCCGGCTTGGTCTCCTCTTGAGTCAACTTCGCTGCGCATTTTCTTATAAGTGTCCTCTAGGAAAAGCATATAATTGGCTTGAGTTTTAGCAACTGTAGTAAGACGATCTTGTAATTGAGACATCACCTCAAATAGTCGAGGATGTGCTGCGCCCTGATTTATCTCTTCCATTATTCTCTCAATTGCCATTTTAATGGTTTTGTGCTGGAAAAACAGAGTCTCGATATTCATATTATCAAGATCTTTCTTCTGTTTAAGATAATCGTGCTGGGTAATTAAACCTAAATCGACATAAAATTTAAATAGAGAGTCTGTTATTTCAAGAGCCTTCTTTTTAAATCCGCCGCTCATCTCTTCAAAATCAATGGGTGGATTTTGTTCAAGCTCATTAAACCTATAATCTACTATATCGTTCTCTGAGGTCTCTCCTGAATAGGAGTTTAGGAAACTTTCAAGCTCATTTTTAATTTGAGCCTTTTTTTCTTTGCTGATCACTGGATTAATTTATTTTTGTTTCGTTCTTATCCAGGGCTGGGTTTGCAAATATTTTAATTTTTTTGACCGCTTCAATATTATTGTAAAACATATTATTTAATCTTAAGATAAAACTATCCATAAAGGATGATACTCCAAATAGATATGGAGATGTAGTTCTTTCCATGATTTTATCTTTATAGAAAAACCCTAAATAGAGGCGTCGTTCTTTTCTGGCGGCAGCCTTTTTAAAAATTGAATCTCTATGCATAATTAATTGAGTCTTGTTTCGTCTCTAAAGAATATATTTACTGCGCATAATTTATCTTCAGATAACCCGGCTTGATACACGACACCGACCCTGTCACTAAATCCTCCTCGAATAATTGCAAATTCATCAGGTTTAATTATAATATCATTAAACTGATCTAATCCGACTAAAGGTGGATTTGTTTTAGTTGAGTTTGCAATTGCAGATTTTTCATTTTCTTCTCCAACTATTTGAATACTTACTGAGTCAATACCTGAAATTCCTTCAATCAATTTAATTAGATCACTTTTTGGAATACGGTCTTTGCGATTATTGTTAA